GCATGTGATCAACATCGCCCTGACCAAACAAAGATTTCTGTGGCAGGATGAGTTGGTAAATGTCACCGCGTGTGTTGTTAGCAAGGACAACAGCTAAGCGCATAGAGAAGCGGCATGCGGCACGGCCCGCTCCGGCTGAACCTTTGATCGATTGTGGGCACTCTTTGCAACGTGCGCCCTGTGGATCAGGTACATCTGCGTCGGGGCGCTCACCATCGCTAGACCAGCAGTCAGGGATGCTCGTCTCATCAGGGTTGTACTCGCCAGCGTACCAAGTTTTTTGCACCGTCTTGCTACCGTTAACAATAACAACGTCCATGTACGGATCGGTGTTCTTAGAAATTTCTTTACCGCCATCAACGAGACGGAAGACACGCCCGCGCAATGTGATGCGCTTGATGCTACCGCCAGAGGAGGAGAAGGCTTTGGTAAAGTCATCCAACTTAACGTTCTGTAAGTGTGCTGGCATGTCTTTGAGGGTTGTGAGGTTGCTCATGTTTTTCCTTAAATAGTTGATTTACGACGGACTACGATTGTGTAACGATTTTCTACATTCAGACCAGCGGGGTACTCGTCAGGATGTTCTTCGAGGAACTGCTTCATGTTGGTGTCATGCACTCGTTTGTGCAATACACCGAAGGCTCCGTGCCTACGAATCATTTCATAGACACTCTCCCAGTTAGTGGGGTTGTAGCGACTAGAGACGCGGCGCATAACTACCGCGTTCTTGGTTGAGACACTGGTTGCATTAGCGCTGTTCATAACGTCGAGCATCTTGCTCTCGACCTCTGCCATTTGCTCTGCTAGTACTGCGTCTTTGGCATCATGCTCATGCTGTAGATGTTCGCGTGCCGTGCGAATCTCTATGTATTTAGCGGACAGTTCGTCCATGGCTTTGTCATCCATTTTATTCCTTGGTTGGTGTTTGTATTATATGGCTAAACTAGACTTTGTCAAGACTCGTCAAGCTCTTTTTTGTACAAATCAATAACTTTTTCATGGTTAGTGATGTTGTTCTGCAACATGAAGTAAAGCTTGCGCTCAACGGGGCTTCCTTCAATGTGCACTACGGTCATCGGGTTGCGTTGACCCGGCCTGTCAATACGTGCATTGGCTTGCAAGTATGTTTCAGTAGACGTAACCGGAGCGTACCAGATGATTGTGTCGGCCGCAGTTAGGGTAACTCCGTGTGCCGCGGCTTGTGGTTGGATGATAAGAACTTTAAGGTCCGTGCCTTCCTGGAACCGTTTAAAAATGTTTGTGCGGTTACGCACTTGTACATCACCGTTGATCACTTCGCACTTGATTCCAGCTTTCGTCAGGTAATCACGTAGTAAAGTAATTGTGTGGCGGTAAGGCACAAACACAAGTACCTTGTGGCTTGACTCATTGATGACCTCTTCAACAATAGCAAGGCGGTTGCTGACATCAAAGTCAATTACCGCGCCACTGTCTGTGTACACAGAACCACAAGAAATCTGGAGCAGCTTGTTCATCTTAGCCGCGGCGTTGACCGAGCTAATTTCTTCACCGGCAGCTTCCATTAACATCTGATCCTTTAGCTCCTTGTAATACTTACGTTGTTGTGGCGTAAGCGGGGCTTGTCGAGTAACAAACGTAACGTCAGGTAAATCAAGACACTGGGATTTCTCAAACCTGATTGCTGGCTGAAGCATCTCAAACACGATCTTCTCTGAGTTGGGGCGTGGTATCCAGCGGAACGGACCCATTGCTTGCATGACTGACTCTCGGTAGTCACCAAAGAATCGCGGTGCCCGCTGGGGTACGCACAGCTTACCAAGCCCGTAAGCATCTACGGGTGACTGCGCGGCAGGTGTACCAGTCAACATCCATAACCAAGTATCAGGCGTGATCAGCTTACGCATGAGCTTCCAACGCTTGGTCTGCACGTTCTTGTAGGCGTTTGCCTCGTCAATTACAACAAGATCAAACATCTTAGAGTTGATAGCAGACTCTGCGATAGCAGGGAGACCATCGTAGTTAATGATTACAAACTCGGCCGTACTGTTAGCAATCTTGTTGCGCTTCTCTGCACTGCCGTATGCGACATCAACTGTGCGGTGCACGGCAAACTTAAACAGATCGTTCTGCCAAGCCGACTGCATGATAGACAAGGGGCACACAACCAAGACACGCTTGATCATGCCCGCCTTCATCAGATAGTCTGCCGCCCAAATAACAGAAGCTGTCTTCCCTGTACCCTGTTCGTTAAAACAGAATGCGCGGGAGTTGTCAGTTAAGAAATTTGCTGTCTCTCGCTGATGATCAAATGGCGTAAAGCCTAGGGGCCTTGGCCATTTGTACGAATCGTTGATCATTTTTTAGGTTTGTTTATCTTGACCGTGTGGTCTGAGTTACGACTGAAGGAACGGTTAGCGCTAGGAGACTTGAGCTTCAAGTTACTAGGCGCGTTGGTTCCACCTTTGGATAGAGGGATGACATGGTCAATGTCTTTGCCTGTGCGATCTACACCCTTAGCATCCATGGCACGTCTAGCCTTTTGACGCTCCATACGTTTGGGTAATTCGCCCCGCTCCTGTTGTTGATCGTATTCCTTCTTGTAAGGGCGTGGTTTGTTTACGTATGGCATGAGGTTCTCCTATGGGTGGATTTAAACGAGCATCATAGTATTTTTTAGGCATGGGGGCTTTCTTGTCAAGTATGGTTCGTAGCCATTCAGCTCCACCAAGGTCTTGCAGTATCAACCAATGTCTGTCGGACATTCTTACCTGCCTGCCTATCAACGGCTCGGGTGGTTTAGGTCTTGGCATTTTTCATCTCCCGTACGTACTGCGCAAAACTTGCGGCCGTATCACCAAAGGCAATACGCATCATTTCAAACTCATGCGCAACCTCTTCTAAAACTTTGTTGCGTATGTCGTTTACGTCTTTGCTCGAAACATAATCCTGGATGTCGTCGTCATCGTCTCTCATTATTAACCCCTTACCATGTGTGCTTTGTTTATTTCGTTAGATACATCTCTTGCGGATGCGTACCCATTGGACTTAGGAATCTCTTCTACAGTGATCTTTGAGTCTTCGTGTAGACTGGCCCCTGTATGTGATTTACCAACGGTGGCTCGGTTCATTAAAGCTGTTGAAACTTTACGTAACGCGTGATCTGAGTCTTTAGCTAACATGGTTGTTACTATACCCACGGCGAATAGCTTAGGGTCATACGGTTCAGTTAACTGAGGAGAAAACTGATTGATAGGTTGTGAATTCTCGTCGCGCATAATCACAGGGCCGCTTACCGATTCATCTTTTGTAATGATTGTGCTTAAAAAATGAACTTTTTCTCGTACTTTTTCAGCTCCTTTTATTTGCAGTGATACATGCCCCGTATCAAAAATCCATTTCATTTTTCTTTCAATGTCATCAGCTTCACATCCAACCAAAAGCAATTTATGCTTAGCGGTTTCGTTGGTCTCTTTGTCAAACACGTTAACATCTACAATGTAAAGCATTCCCAAAAGAGGTGCTTCCGCTGCTTTCGGTGTAGTTAGTAACGGTGGATGATGAATCTTTTTGTATCTAGTCACTCTTCGTCCCTCGCTTTCAACATTGCATCGGCTATACAGTACGCCATATCCGCAAGATCAGGCGCGTCTTCTTCTATATCCCAATCCCAACGCTCACCCATTTCTTTGTTGTAGTTATGCGTTCTTATCTGAATCGCAAGCGGTAAAGCCCTAACCGCAAAATAGTCACGCATACTAATGCCGTAATTGCCTTCGTCTGGAAACGCTTGGTTTTGTTGATCTTTTCTCATACTGGTGCATCCTCATGGTTATCGGGGTTAAATTTAGGGACTTGGTTACCCTTGTCCTTAGGATTTGGAAATGGTGGGAATGGCCATGTCATTTCTTCTCCCTCAGTTTGGCAATCTGTTCGTCCCACTTCAGGCCGTTCATGTGCTTCCAACTCTCTAACTTGTCAGCCATAAACTTCTCGTTGCCTTTGAACAGACGCGTGTTCAACGCCATGCTTGCAACAACTTCCATATCCACAGCGTGCTTGCGTACTTCCTCGGCGTTGCGGCGCACACCACCCACGGCAGACATAATGATCGACTGCATCATGACGGGGTCTTTGGCGCGGTGCGCCACCTCAGCTAGAAACTTCATCTCGTCTTCGTTCATTGCCGTGTCCCCTTGCTAATCTCTATGTCCATGCCCAACTCCTCAACTTCTTCAGGGCTCAGCTCTCTTGCGCCTTCAAACAGCGTACCGTTTGCCACCATGTTCTGTATGTCGGCAATGATCTCAGCCAGCTCTTCTTGCGTGCCTTCGAAGCTATCGAAGCAACCTTCGGCAAATTCAACTTTAGTTATCTTGGTCATAGTGCCCCTGTCTTTGCTAGTACATCATCGGTGAGAACACGAACACGAGCGAGTACCGCGGCCATGTCAGCTTTGTGAGTGAACTCGCCTGTTACAGCGAGTTTGATTTCACTCAACGCTTCGTACATGTCGGGCCCCTTCAACGCGAACATCAATGCGTCCTCATCGTTGGGGTACTCAAACTCTAGTACGACTCTTTGTTTCATCTTGAAACCGGACCAATCTCGTTCTTCTCGATAGCGCGGTTCAAGTACCACTGGGCTTTCTTCAAGTCCTCGAGACCCTGGTTCGTGCCCTTCTTGCCCGCTCTGCTGATGTACTTCACAGCATTACCGAGGTGGTAACCCAAACGCTTTGCTTCGATGTAGTCAATCGTTTCAATGCCGCCATCCTTGTAGTGGGATGGGTTAT